ACGAGCCACCTAACCCACTATCGGGCACCCTCCTGTAGTCACACACGAGATTACAGGAGGGTAACTTGGGTTCTGTAACCCACTCATGATCCGAGGACGTAAGACGCGTAGCGGTCGGCTCGGACCCCGCCCCGGGGTATCCCCTGGGGTGTCTGGGGTTTGTTTTTTGGTTGCTGGTTATTTCGGCGTCGTGATGTTTGTTGTTTGTGCTGGTCAGGCGCGTTGGTGTTTGTTCTCGTTGGCTGTGTTTGCGTGAGCTTGTATTGGTGTGTTAGTTGCGTGCGCGCGCGTGTGTTGGCGGTTGCGTGTACGCGTGTTCGATGGTGTAGGTCACGTGACGTGTTGTGGGTTGCGGGTTGACGTGAGCTGCTTCGTGTGGCGTATGGTTCTGGTCATCAGCAACACGGCCCCAATGGTGGGGCGAACATGAAAGGAACAATGATGATGCGCAGGACGGTTGAGAGTTTTGTGGTAGCCCTTGCGGTTGGGGTGCTGGCCCTGGCGGGTTGTGTGCCCGCCTATGCGGCCGAGGACGCCACCCCTGCTGGTGGGTGGGTGCTCGCCAGTACTGGTGCCCCCGTGGATGTGTCCGAGACTCCTGCGTGCGGGTCGGAGGATCAGGAGTACGGTCCTTGCCTGTGGGATGCCCGGTCTGGGGGGAATGGGGTTGGTGAGTCGTTCATCGTTGAGGAGGACGGCAGCGTGTCCTATCTGCGGTGGCGTGACGCCCGTGAGGTGGCGTTCCCGGGGTGGCTGTGGGTGGGTACGTTTGCGGCCGCGTCCACGGTGGGCCTGCCCGCCTGCGCGGACGTGCGCGGCTCGGTGTCCTGTGAGCGGGATGGCCGGTACGTGCTCGAGGTGAACGCGGCGGCGTGCACGCAGACCATCACCACGGTTGACGGTGACCGGTACGTGCCCGGCCCAACTGTCGCTAAGGCCCTCAGCGAGAGTTGCTCTAAGCCCACGGTCAAGGGGCACAGTGACGAAGCAGGACTACACGGTGCACGCAGTAGTGTCTCTACGGAGGTTGTGCACTCGGCTGCGCCGAGCGCGGCTGTGGATAGCGTTGTGGATAAGCCTTCCTCTCCTGGTCGAGACAGGGTTGTGGGTTCTGTGGATTCTGGTGTGAGGGGCAACTATGACCTTGAGGTTGTGGTGGTGTTTGGTGCGTTGACTCTGTTGGGGCTTGCTGGTGGTGTGTGGTGGCAGCGGCGTCAGGATGGGTTGCGTGTTGGGCGTCACGGCGGCCGGTGATTGATTGGGGTCGTCTATCGTACGCGTATTCGATCAATCGTCGTGGCGGTTGGTTGGCGTGATGCGATAGGCGGCCCTTTCGTGTGTGTGGTGGCTGGGTGGGTATTGACTTATTGTTCTGCGTTGGCGGTCATGCTGGAGTGGCGGGCGTCATTTGGTTGGGCCTATTTTCTAGGGCCTTGGTCCCACGTCTGTCACGGGGGCGGCATGGCTGGCGCTCAGCGGGCGTTCAGGTTGTGTTCGAAGACCGTTCGAACAGTTCGGTTTGGGGTCCTGAAACCGCCTATGGAAAGCATGCCTTACACGCCTGTTTGGCTTGATTCTGCGGGAAAACGGCGCCCTATATGGTCATCTCACCGCGCGGGCGATCAGCCGCCCGCCCAATGAAAGGAACTGCAATGAACTACTACGACGACGCCCCGGCTTGCGAGATGACCGAGGATGAGGCCATGGCCATGGACCCCACTGTTGAGCCCCTGTGGCGCGTGCGGGCCGCTGACGCCCTCCTGTCCTGCCTCGATGTGGCCCCCTGGTCCGTGATGTCGCGGCGCATGGTGCAGCGTGAGCGCCTGGCCGCTAATTTCTGGGAGCGCAAATATGTGGGTGAGGCGCTGGCCTGATTGACGTGCAGGGCCCCCGGTTCCGCTTCGGCGGGCCGGGGGTTTTGCTTTGCCTGCCTCTCTGGAGCGCCGTGGGCCCCTCTGGGGCGTTTTTGGGGGCTGAGTGGTACCCGCATATGGGTGGGGTGCTGAAAGGCGCTCAGATTGGCTCCTGCGACCCTCGCGCGTGGGGGTGTGCGCATGTGTGCGCATACGCGCGCGTGTGCGCGAGTGGGGTAGGGGCGTAGTTCGAACGCCTGTTCGATGGTGTAGGTCACGCGAATTGGCGCCCGATCCGGCTTGACTCACCCTGTCTGGGCGTGTGTATAGTTAAGCCATCAGCACGGGGCAATCGCCCCACACGGAAAGGATCACAGCAATGGCCACCAACGACTTCATCTCCGAGATCGCCGCCAACCTGACCGACTGGAACATCGACTACACCGAGACCAGTGACGGGTTTGGCATCGGACTCCTCTCCGTCCGAGTCGCCGAAGAGTCCGGGCGGGCGCTGGCCACCATCCTCGATGGCGCCAACCTGGTGGGTATGACTAGTGACGCGGACAAGGCCGCCGCCCTCCTCGCTTTCCCGCTGGCCCGCCGCGCATGGGGGCTCGGCTACACCGGGGACTTCGATGTCATCTGCGTTGACGGCGAAGTCGAGATGACTCTCTCCTATGGCAGTGCCAGCCTCACCATCTCGGCCGGGATTGACGAGGCGGGCCGGTTCACCGTCATGGATCACGACCTGCTTCGTCAGGCCGTCGTCATGACTGACCTCGAGGCGGTCCTCGCCTCAACTGAGCTCGCCTACAGTGACCCGTATGAGGCGTGGCAGGTTCTCTGTGGTGCCAGCGACTTTGAGTCGGACAACTGGGAGTACATCGTCGATTTCCTCAATGAGGACGCGCGCATTGTTCACGGCGCCCGGTTCGCCAAGGTTGAGTCCTACGACACTGAGCGCATCGCCCTAGTGGAGGGCTGGCGGGAAGAGTCCCCCATGTGCGTCATTGACGTTGAGTCCGCCGAGGACACGACGCACTGGTCTGCGGGTGACGTCGCGGCAGCCGTCCTGCACGCAATCTCCTGACCGACTTAGGTGGCCCGGATGGTCGCAGCGGGGGTTCGACTCCCCCGCCGGGCACGACACTCACCTACCCACACAGAGGAGAATCATCATGATAGCCACTGAGGACCGCCTAGCGCAGGCACTCGAGTCAGGGTTAGAGAACCTTGAGTTCATGCTGGACGCCGCATCCATCGACTTCGAGGTCCAGGGCTCCCCGAACGCCAATCAGTACATCATTATCTTCGCAGAGGGTGAGCGTCTCGCCTACGTCACCGCCGAACTCTCGTGGGACGGTGAGCCGCTGGTGTTCGTTGACGCCTACAGCATTGACGCCGACGGTATGGAGCTCTGGATGCGCGGGGGTCTGTCTATTGACGAAGCCGCCACCTACATCGCCAACGCCTGAACGTCAGCAAGCAGAAAGGCAAGAAACCATGAGCACCATCGCAGATCGCGTGCGTCTAGCATTCAACGCGGCCACGGGAGAAAACAAGGCCCCATCGGACAGTTGGATTGCCGCCAACACCACTCACCTACTCGAGGTTCGCAATATCCTGGGGTCGCGGCGCCACGAAGCGATAGCCCGGGTGACGGCCAAAGACTCACTGAACTTCGAGTACTTGGCGGTGCGTCGCAGGGATTGGATCAACGTTGAAGTGATGACTCACATGCTGCATGACGCCGAGCGTCGCGCTAAGGCGCTCGCGGCACTGGCGGACGTGCTCGGCGCCAACGGCTGGAGCGTTTCCCCCATCAGTGATCCGCTTACTGGCGGCGGGCTGGCCGCAAGCAAGGACGGCAATGAGATTCAGGTGCATTCGGACGGCGAAGCGCGCGGGCATGACGACGTAGCGGTCCAGTTCGCTAGGGACGCGTTCGAGGTCGCGCTCGAGCGGGTGGAGGGCGCCTAGTCGGGACGGTCGGCCACACAGTGATGCGGCCGACCGCCTCACCTAGAGGAGATAGTGCAGCGAGAAACGCGGGTCGCCGCCAAGTAACGCTTGCGCATGTTGGTTGAGAACTACATAGAGATCGAAAAGCCATAGGTGGCGAGCACCGCATGCACGGATGAGTCCTCGCATTGTCGACGCAGCTCGCCCACCTATGAGTCACCTAGACCGCCCTACTGTTCGTTTTCTACCAACAGAGGTTTGCTGTGATCCGATTTGGTCTAGGTGGCCCATAGGTGACCCGAAGGGTTCGGGACCTAGAGGAGGGAAATATCATGACTGAGTATGTCGTGAACACGCAGGACGAGTGGTCTGCACTCATCTCTGGCGGTGATGCCACGTTTTCTGACTACATTCACATTAGGGGGGCTGTGACCATTGATGCACCGCAAGCCGACAAGCTAGACATATATATCGAAGCGGGCGGTGTGGTGGTCGCCAAATCTGGCAGCGGCAATGCCTACACAATGTGTGGAGGAAAGTTGTCTATCACTTGGTGTGGCTCTAACCGAGATTACATCTACGCCTCGGAAGCCCGGGACGCTCAACCTGTAGTTGAATTGGTGGGCTGGCCGTCAGATAAGCAGCCCTGCACGTACGGAGATAATGGTGTGCCTGTGCGCGTTGTGCGCGTTGATTCGGCAGCTACGGGAGAACCGGTGGGCGAGCCCCCGCACTACACGTGGGTAGGTGAGGCGCTGGCTCAGTCGGGCGCCCCGGAATTCTCGGCCAACCTGCAGTCCTGGGACCTGCTGGACGCGCTCTTCCCCGACAACCCCCATCTCTGGAACGTCGGGAAGTACCTCACCCGGTTCGGCCGCAAGGGCGACGCGAGCAAGCGCCTCGAGGACCTACGCAAGGCCGCAGCCTACATCGAGCGGGCAATCAAGGCGGAGGAACGCAATGCCAACTGACGCGCCACTCGAGCATCGTCTCGTCACGCACGCAGACATGCGGCACATGCCCGACGGGGCCACCGTCTATAACGACCTAAACGAGCCGTGGGTCAAGCATGGCCCATGGTGGCACCTGGGCGACGGAGATACGCGCCTACTCGGTGCAGAACTCAAGCGCCTATCGGCGTGGCTGTACACACTCGAGCCATTCGATCCCGTATGGCTCACCTAACACCATCACCACACACTGGAAGGATCACACACCATGAACACGCACGTTGACGTCACGGACGTCGCCCACCAGCTGGCCCGCATGTGGCCCCACGCCCGCATGCATGTCTCACCCACACCCATGGGGCACGTCGTGGTGCTCGGCGCTACAGCGGCGGAACTCGCCACCGACTGGTGGACGGTCCGCAAGCCGGACCAGATGGATCGGCTTTGGGGGTACGTCGAATGCGATGATGTCGTCATCGCGGACAGTCTCGCTGAGGCTAATGCCCACAACTTCCACGATTCAGTTAAGGGGCGCATCACGGCATTCGACTGGCGCCTCAGGGTCCGCAGGGTGGGTGACGTGTACAGCATCACCACTGCGGAATCGGAGACCATCACCATTGCTCCGGTCGGGGGCGGGATTGCCGTGACCGCCGGCGGCGTGACCCGTTATGTTGCGACGATGGGGCACGCGATCATGGCCGTGGGGTATCTGGTGGCTTCCACGAAGTAGGTTCCCGGATAGGGGGTTCCCAAGAGAATAGGGGGCCCCAGCAGGATAGGGGGTTCCCAAGAGAATAGGGGGCCCCAAGAAAGGAGCACAGATGACAGAGCAGTTAACAGTTCACCAGGCACTCAGCAAGGTCATGGGGGACGTACAAGCAGTCAAGAAGGACAGCAAGAACCAGGCGCAGCGATTCAGCTTCCGAGGAATCGACGCCGTAATGAACGCGGTAGGGCCCGCGTTGCGTAAGCATGGGGTGACGATCCTCCCTGAGGACGTTGACGTGCACCGCTCCAATGGGACCACGGCGAACGGTAAGCAGACCGCTGAGGTGGTCGTCAAGGCCACCTACCGGGTGTACGGGCCCGCCGGGGACAGTATCCACGGGAAGGTCGCAGCCGAGGCAATGGACTTCGGCGACAAGGCAATCGCCAAGGCAATGAGTGTCGCCTACAGGACGTTCCTCCTGCAGGCACTCACCATCCCCACCGACGAGCCCAGCCCTGACGAGGAGTCCTTCGAGAGGGGGGGGCCCAACGGAATAGGGGTCTCCCAGGAGAACAGGGCCTCCCAGCAGAATACCCCCCTCCCAGCGGAACAGAGGGTTCCCAAGAGAACAGCGGCCGAGCAGTGCGGCATGATCCTTGACGGTTTCTGCGCCACACACCAGCTGGACGGCGACAAAGTGCGCGAAGAGTACTTCGCCGCCGGCGGCAAGGCCAACCCCGACATGCTCAGGGCGTGGCTCGCACAGAACTACGGGGCAGGGAGGCTCCAGTGAGCAAAGAGAACGCACTCCGCAAGGCGGCCATCGCGGCACACATCGTCAAGGTAGCCTCCCAGGAAAAGGAGAAGGCCCTCAGGGAGCTCAGGGAGTACATGGCGCCTGGAGACACGTCCAAGCCCATGATCGACGGCCTCCAGGTGGGTACGGTGAGCTTCAGCTCACCACAGCCCCGCTACCAGGTGGTTGACGAGAAGGCCCTCGTGGCCTGGCTGGAGTGGAACAAGCCCGAAGCCGTACACAAGGTGCCCGCCCCATGGTTCACTGCGACTGCCGCCCTGGATGGGTTCATCAAGCAGACCGGGGAGGTTCCGGACGGCGTTGAGGTCGTACGGGGCGCCCCGAGCATCTCGGTGCGCGTCTCCGCCAAGCAGGCGGAAGCTATCCGCGACCTCATCTCCACTGGTGACATCAGCCTCCTCGAGATCGAGGGTGGGGATGCGTAGAAAGGGGTCTCCCAGGAAAACAGGGCCCTCCCAGGCAACAAGGGAGCTCGTCTACGAGAGGGATGGCTACCGGTGTGCCCGCTGCGGCAGGCACGCAGGTAACGGCCCCATGAGCATCCAGCACAGGAGGGCCCGCGGCATGGGGGGTACACGCCAGCCGAACACCAACAGCCCCAGCAACCTCATCCTCCTCTGCGGGGATGGGGTGCGGGGCTGTCATGGGCACATTGAACAGAGCAGGGATGAGGCGCGGCGCGCAGGGTTTAACGTGCCCCAGTTCGTAGCCAACCCTGAAAGCATTCCTGTCACCTACTGGGATGGAATGACCTACAAGCTCAACGACGAAGGAGGCAGAGAGTGCTTGGCCTAGAAGAGATCACATACACGTACGCGACCATCACGTGCGACTGGCCCGCATGCACTAACCGCATCAACTTCACCCCAGGTCCACAGGATGCGCGCCGTGAACGCGCCGACATGTCCACACTGTGCGACCTGGCGTCAGGTTGGGGCTGGATGATTGATGACGGCCCTCACCAAGAGATTATCTGCCCCTACCACAATTAGAAGGAGATGAAATGCCTACGTTCGCCGACGTTGCGCAGAAGATCACACAGGACTGTAATCGCAAGGCCGAGCGCCGCCTGCACATTATTGGGCGATGGCACGCCATGCTTGGATGGATTCGAGTTGCGATCATCGAGATCGAGAAACACCTGGACGGCAGTGAAGGGGGCGAGGACGAGATAGCCTACTGCCTCATGGACATTGCCGCTGGAGCTGTATCCATTCTCCAGCAACTCGGCGTGAGTGACCCGGCTGCGGCGTTCGGTGACGAGTATGCCAAGGCGTCCGCTAAGCATCCTGGCATGACGCTTGACAGTGACATGCATACCGACGAGTCGCGATTCTACGTATTGGCTGAGGAGGTCGGGGAGGTTTGCGCCGCTCTCACCTACGACAACAAGGCTGACACCGGTCACAACTCAGACCTCATCTCAGAGGTCACTCAGGTTGGTGGGCTCGCTATCGCCTGGCTCATGCGATTAGAGGAGAGGAACTGAAGATGAACAACAATGAACGCATCAACGCCACCATCGGCCGGCTGGCACTGTTCGCATGCACTGGGAATTTTAGTGAAGACCGTGGTGAAATCGCACATTTCATCAGGTATTTCCTGGATGTAGAGGACCGGGCGGAGCAGGCTGAAGCGTGTAATGCTCGCTATAACGCCCTCCTTGAAGAGCGTGAAACTTCAAGGCCCCGCGAGTATCTGGGGTACGGAGAGGACTTGCCGTCCGGGACCGTCGTTCTCGATTGCGACGGAGACGCCTGGCAGTGCGGGGGGGCGGGCACGTGGTATTGCGTTGTCGGCAGGAGTGACCGCGAGTTGCCCGGAAGCGTAGGGCCATACACCATCATCCACACCCCCAAGGAGGACTCATGATCGTCATGCTCGCAGCAACCATGCTGATCGCTATCGCCGCTCTCGCTTACGCCGTCTACAAGGGTGGCCAGTGCGACATGCTGGAGATTGAGGTGGCCTGCGCCCGCAAGGCGGCTGAGCGTTGGAGGAACGCCTACGAGAACGTTGCCGCCGAGAATCGGGCCATCAACTGCCTGGGGCGAGGCCGTGGCAAGGACTCGTAAGAGCGCCAAGGCTGCAGGGGCGCGGTTCGAAAGAGTGGTCGCCGACTACCTCGCTGAGGAGTTGGCTGACGACAGGATCGACCGCGCCCCCAAGGCTGGAGCCAAAGACAAGGGCGACATCGCCAACGTTCGCATGGGTGACCACAAGATCGTCATCGAGTGCAAGGACGTCACCCGCATGGACCTGCCGAAGTGGGCCAGGGAGGCTCGGGTCGAGGCTGAGAACGCGGGCGCCCTAGTCGGCATCGTTGTCCACAAGCGACACGGAGTTGCTAAACCTGACCAACAATGGGTTACAATGACACTCGGAGACCTCACCAAACTCCTGAAAGGAAACCAATGAAAACCATCCCCGGCTACCTCACCAAAAACGAGGCAGCCAACACGCTCGGCATCACACGCCGAACACTCGACCGACACATCCAGAAGCACAAGATACCCACCTTCCGCTTCCTCGGAAACCCCACCATCTACGTCCAAGAACACGACATCAAGAAACTCTTCACCCCCATCCGAAAGGCAAACTAACCGTGGCATGTGACATCACCGTTGAAGGCAACCTCGGAGCCGACCCCGAGGTCAAGTACACGCAGACCGGTCAGCAGATCACCGAGCTCCGCATCGCCGCCACCGCACACCGCAAGACCCAGGATGGCTCCTGGGAGGACGACGGAGACCCCCTCTGGGTGACAGCCTCCTTCTGGGGGGAGCAGCACGGCCACCTCGCCGACACCCTCAAGAAGGGCGACAAGGTCACCGTGACCGGCCTCCTCATCAAGCGCGGCTGGGACGGCAACGACGGACAGCGGCGCACCAGCCTGGAAGTGAAGTTCCCCCGCTTCCGTGGAGTCATCCCCCGCAAGGGTGGCCAGCAGGGTGACCCGTGGGCCAGCGCTGGCGCCCCGTTCTGAAAGGAGATCACATCATGACTAACTACGAGAAGGCCCTCATTTTGAACGTCATCGCAGTGCTGTCCATTTACATTGGGCTAGCCCTTGCGCTCATTGCTGGCATGATCTTCTTGCCGTGGTGGCCCGCTAAGGTGGCATGCGCGCTCATCGCCATTTATGGCCTCTTACGCATCCTGGCTGCGCACTACGTCACCAAATAGTGCTTCACCTCAAACGCAAGACAACCCACCCCCACTCTAGGGGGCATGTCATCTGCGACGCCTGCTTCACCACAATCAGGCAAGGGCTCATGTACCGGAGGGACACCTGGAAGGACGGAACCTACCACTGGTCCCTCCGGTACTGCCCAGACTGCTGGCTCATACTCGACGAGGTAGAAGCCGCAACACAACCAACCTACGGCGGCCCAGACGCAGACCACTACGAACAATGGGCCGCCACTCACATCAACACAGAAAGTGGGCAATCATGGATGCTTCGCGCATTTATGCCTTAACCACACAGCGACTGGAAGACGTCACAAAGGCTGCGACAGCCCACCGCCCAATAGGACTCCTGGACGTCACTACTGGCGGCGGGTACGTTCACGTTGAAGCCATTTCGGCTGACGGCCGCACGGTCTTCGGAGAATGGGACCTTCACCTCCATAAGGAAACCATGTCCCTTCGCGTCATCGTCGATGACATTCTCTACGCAGAGACATTCGAAGGCTCCCCCTATCCGCACTGGGATCGGGTAATGAATGGCCTACGATCGTGGGGTAAGGCAGTCAATGCCTGCGAACTCAAGACGGTCCTGGCAGGCACCCCCAACCTGGCCCACCTGAGTGCCGACCACCTCATGCCACCCCGCGAGTACTCGCCACTAGGAGGTCGCCCCCAGTGGTAGACATCACCCCTCACGCCCACCAGTGGCGCGCACGCATCGAGTGCAGCCTGTGCCACACCGCCAGGATAGAGCAGTTCCACATGAACACTAAGCCGCGGGTGACCGTAGAGTCAACCATCAAGACAACCGCCCGGACCCTCGGCTGGAAAGTCGGGGCTGAGACCGCAACATGCGGAGCATGCAGGAGAAACAAATGAGCGACAGCACTGACATCAACCTGAAGATAGTCGACGCCCGATGCACGTGGCGCCCATACGCACGCTACCTCGCATGGAAGTGGAAGAAGGCAGGTTACGGAACCGCATACCAGCCAGTGTCAGCTTGTAAAGCCCTCGTTGGCGCGGTAGACTTCAGCCATTCCGGTGAGTGACTCCGCTGGATGTGGGATAGGTGAACGGCCCGGGGATTGACCAAGATGTCTCCCCGGGCCGTTGCCATACTCTAGACAGAAAGACAAGACACCAATGACCCCCCTTGATGAAGCGATCATCGAGAACGACCTCCTCCCCGAGGGCCAGCGCGCCAGCAACGTAGAGCTCGCCGAGAAGTTCAACACCTCCGAGGCGTCCGTCCGTCGCCACCGCGCTAAGCTGAAGCGCCGTGGCGCCCCCGACCTCAACCACGACCACTTCTTCAACGACGTACCCGTGGACGCCATCCTGCAGCGAGGGAAGACCATCCGCCTCCCCGACGGCTCATACGAGAAGATCACCTGGAAGCCCGGCTCCGTCGAGATGGCCGAGGCTAAGCGCCTCTCCTACGAGGACCTGGAGCCCGCCTTCCGGGAGCCCCTCCTGCCGAAGCCAGCCCCGATCGTCAAGGACGACGAGGATACTCTCGTCGTCTGCATGGCCGATTATCAGCTTGGGAAAACTGGGCAGGGGGGAGGCACAGAGGACACTATCCGCCTCGTCAGGCGAGCCATCAAGGACATCGCTGACGACATTCGCTTCCGTGACCCCTACAAACGCATCATCCTCGCCGACGTAGGCGACAGCACGGAGGGCTTCTGGAACGTCGCCAGCCAGGCCCAGACCAACGACCTCAGCCTGACCGACCAGATCAGAACAGTGCAGCGCCTCTACGCCGAGGCCCTCCAGGCCCTCGCCCCGCTATGCTCCTCCCTCTACTACGTGGCCGTCCCATCCAACCATTGCGCCGTCCGCACCGGCCCCGGCAAGAACAGTCGCGCCAACGCCCCCGATGACGACTTCGGGATCATGATCTCCAAGAACATCGAGGACATCATCGCAGGACGCCCAGGCTACTCGCATGTCACCTTCCACCGTCCCGAGAAGTGGGAGGAGGCCGTCACCGTGGACGCGGCGGACGGCACCCGCATTGGCTTCACTCACGGCCACCTGGCGGGCTCGCAGTCCAAGGTGCCTGGATGGTTCAGGGACCTCGCGTTCGGGCGCAGGAGCGGCCTCTACGACGCCAGAATCCTCGTCCACGGGCACTGGCACAACTTCGCCGTGAGTCAGGCAGGAGACGCGCGCTGGATCATCTCCTGCCCGAGCGCAGACCGAGGGTCGGACTGGTGGACGAACCTGTCTGGCGACTCCACCCGGCCCGCAATCCTCACCTTCGAGGCCCAGGGAGGGAACGCCTCATCCTGGGAACTCTACTCCTAACCGCAGAAAGGAATACGCCATGCCCAACTCATTCTACGGAGACCCTCAAGACTCTCCCAACTTCGAGGCGCAAGACACCATCGGCCTCCTCATAGGCCGGTACATCACCAACATCGAGACCGGAACGTTCGCAACAAAGGACTGGATGGAGGACTGCGAGAAGCCTCAGGCACTCATCACCCTCGATGATGGCACGCAGCTCCTGGCTGTAGGCTCTGCAGGCGGCTGCACTTGCGGCCAGGGGGACTTCTATTTCGCTAAGGCGTTCTACCAAGGGTCGCCCTCGGCCCGCATCATGAACGTCATGGTAGAGATGGAAGGAGAGCCCGGATATGACGGCGACATCTCCGCCACATGCTTCAAGGTGTTCGCGATCGTTGACGACGAGAAGCTTCCCCTCCTTGAGTTTGAGGGCTACGAAGGTGAAGGCTACTATGGTCGCGGATTCTGGCTCTATGCTTACCCGCTAGAGAAGCAGTGACATACAAGGCCCCCGCTTGTACTAGACCGGTTACAAGCGGGGGCCTTGTAGTAGCTCCCTTAGGCTCGGATAGCGGCCAGCGCCTCGGGCGTCGCCGCAGCCCAGCCGACGATCTTCGCGCCGGCAGTATTGGCGAGCGAGCGGGCAGTCTCCTGCTCGTCCTTGTTGGACACGAGGACCCACACGCCGTCAGTGAAGACCTTAGCGGCTGCACCCCATCCAGGAGCCCCGGCGGTCGGGCCGAGGATGCCGATCGTGGAGTTCTTGACGTCGGAGACCTGCCAGTCGGCGGGACCGTCCGTGTTGTCGGACACGAGCTTCAGTCCGGGCGCGCCAGCGACAAGCTTCGTCCGCAGAGCATTCTCGGCGCGGCCAAGGATAGCCTCGTACGTCTTCCCAGTACGGGTAAGGAGGTAGGCGGCGATCTTCTCGGTCGAGTTGGTAGACCACTGGGCGGAGTAGTCCTCCAGGCCGTTACGCGGGTTCGGCATGACCGTGATACCCGCGGCCTCCAGGGCGTCAAGGGATGCCTTCATGGATGCAGCGTCAACGCCACGGGACTTGATGCCGCCCAAGCCGCCGTCAGAGAAGTTGTAGGTCTTCCCGTCGGCCCCGGTGTAGCGGGTCTTGATCGCCACAGCGGCGTCAGGGCTGGCGGGCGAGGTAGTCTCGTCGGTGCGGACGATCGGCAGAGCCACGCGGTCCGGGTGGAGGGCTGCGACAGCCTTGATCTCGTCCAGCGTGTAGGCCGTGCGATCAGTCTTACCCCATCCGCTCTGGAGCCAGGCCATGACCGGCAGGCCATCACCCGCTGGGGCCGGATGCGGGGCAGGAAGCGCCGACTGGGAGGGAATGACGACCCCCTGAGCCGTGATCCACGAAGCCAGGGACGCCAAGGCATCCGTGATGTGCTTCGCAGCCGCAGCACCGAAGGCAACAGAGCCGATCTTAGTCGGGTGCGTGTTGTCAGCCATAAGGAGAGTGTCGCGAGTGCCGTCGCCGCGCTTCGTTCCCTCATTGCCTGTACCAGACAGGACGTCGGACACCTGAATCGTAGGCGCCCCGGCCGTCAGCGGAGTCTCGCCAGAGGCGGGGGACCATGCCCGGGTGACCCGGTAGGCGACACCGTTGTAGACCACAACATCGCCCTCGGCGCACTGTCGTCCATCGCGCCACGGCACAGCCTGCTTGTCGGCCACGCCGAGCCAGTCCACGAAGGCGACGCCGTTGCCCAGACCCCCGGCCGCCTCAACGCCCGCCTTGTGGGCCTTGACGTTGATGTGGGAGGGGCTAGACAGGAGCCTGGACACGGACGACGGCTCCGCACCGATCATGATGATCGGAACCTGCGGAAGCTTGGCGCGCACCTTCGTCACGAAGGTCTTCACGGCCTCCGTGATCTTCGAGCCGTCAAGGTTGCCGTTCTCGATGACCTTATCGCTGTTCAGGGAGCCGATGGTCACAATGAGGTTCGGGGCGGCCGCGCAGACGGCATCGACACGCGAGTCAACCTCGAAGGAGAGGTTACCTTCCTTCGAGTGCGCGAAGCCCGAGCCATCCACGGAGGACACTACGGGGACGCCGCCGATAAGTCGCGAGATGGCCGCGGGCTGGTTGAATCCAGCGCCCATCATGGACTCCGTGGACCAGGAGTCGCCAAAGTATCCGACCGTAGCGACCGGCTGGCCCGGCCGAAGCGGGAGCAGCGCCAGTGGAGACGTGCTACCTCCACCCGAGTGGGCGGCGAGCTCGCTCTTTGTGGCGTAGGTTGTTGCTGCGGTGGCGGACGTCAGGTATGCCGACATGTCAGGAACCGACGAGATAGATCCACTGACCGCCTCGAGAGCGCTCTTCGTCGCGTACGTTGAGGCCGCCTCATCCTTCGATAGGGCCGCTGTTGCCGTGGACTTCACGCCCTCAAGCTTCTCCGACAGGGCGTCGTCAGCCTGCCGCATCTCCTCCTTCGTGGCGTAACTAGACAGGTCAGGTGCAGCCTGCCCGCCAAGCTTTGCCTGCGCAAGCTCATCCTTGGTGGCGAAAACCTCGTCAGCTTTCCCCTTGCTGTACCATGTTAGGTCAGCCATTGATTCCATCCTTCCAAGCAAGAAGACCACCGCCGACTTCGGCAATCTCATCCAAGATTACGGCCTCCAGGAGACCGTTTCCTGCATCGCGCGCCTTAGGTGACGACATGTCCGTCACCCTGCGGTCTGCGACGATATCGGTCAGGTCGACTGTCGTATTGGCGATAATCCCTGCGAAATATTCTTTCCGCCCGACTGGGGTGCCAGGGATGTCAATCACTACGTGATAGTTGCGTTCGTTATCCGCGAGTGAGGCTGGCGCAATCAGTCGAAGAGGCTGTCCATCCTTGGAGCTGACCAGCTCGCCATCGGGGGTCAGCTTGCCTACCACATAATGTGCGACGACAATCCGTCGTCCACCCACTTCACCCCCCTCGTACGGAATGAGAGGCGTGAACTCAATCCTCCCCTCGCGGCCAAGTCCATCAGGACCAATGATGCGCCCCGTGATGTTGGCGTATCCACTCATGACGCCCCCTTATGTACCCTAGAGTTGATCTTCATCTTGTCGATTCTGTCGTGAATCGACTCAACCTCATTGTAGAGGTGAGCACGGTCGGTCCGGGCGTCATTTCTGACCCCCTCAACCTGGGACTCTAGCCCCTGAAGCCTACGAGACTGGTCACCCACGCTATCCCTGAGTGCTCCAACAACCTCAGTGAGGGCATCCATCTTGGAAGTCAGGTCATCGAAGCGCATATCCAGGTCGTCTCGCAGATTGGTGGAGTGGTTGTTGTGCACCCCCTCGGATGCAGATTCGGCAGCGTCAGCGGCGCGCGCAACATGAACACTCATGCGTTCAAAGCGTTCATCGTTACGTTCCTGCTGTCTCTTAATTCTACTTGCGAGGCGGGCGACCAGTGCAGCCAGCAGAGCGACTGTAGCCGCAATGAGATCAGAAGATGTGATGATTTGCCCTATCGGCAAGACACTCTCTACTGGCTGCATGGTCACTCAGCCCGCGTGACGAGGAGTGTACTCGACGGGCGCCGTAGCGATAGCCCGGTCCGTCTCCTTCGCGTCAGCGATGGAGGTCAGGACGCTAATCAGGACCGCGGTAGCGGTAAGGCCAAGGGCGCCCTTCCAGTTGATGTCGAGAATACCGACACCGACAGTAAGAGTGCTCACAAGAACCTGAGCGAAAGTCTTGATGGCGCGATCACGCACACCGGACCAAAATGAGGCTCTAGAGTAAATACTCATGCACTCACCTCTTCACATACAACTAGGGGGCAGGACCTCTGCCCCACCCCCTAGTTTACACTGCGTCAAACGAGCTCACATAAGCCGGAACGACCCCGGCCGAGACCGGTTCAGGGCCTCCTGGAGGGCCGCCCACGTGGCCTCCCCACGCTCACCATCCACGTACTCACCGAAGCTCCAGCCGCCAGCGAAGCGGCTCCACATCTCGGGCGCGACCGGCTTCACGCAGCACCAGGCCCAGTACTGGAAGATGCGAATCACGTGGGAGTCCCAGCCGCGGTCCTCAGGGAGCTTGTCTGCCCCGATGAGCATCCGTTGGGCATTAGCCGCAACCGTGCTGTTCAGGTAACGACGCAGGTTCGCCACGGCAAACGTCTCGCTGTAACCAGGAGCGAAGACGTCGATGAGGCGCTGCATGGTCGCGGGGCCATACTCGCCATCCACCTCCAGGGCGCCAGTGGTGGCGACGGGGGTTGGGGCGCCGGAGATGACCTGGCCCCCGCCGATCATCCGGTCCCAGGTGGCGCGGTCGCGGAGCCGGTTCAGGTCGAGGTTTCCGTTGTAGCCGGGCAGGCGGCCGTCCTCCGTGTACTGGTGGATCAGCGGGGAGCCCCAGTACGAGACTGACGGGACGGCCGGGTCGCTGTAGGAGGTGCCGTAGTCCGAGTAGTCGGGGCCGCCCGCGTACCAGAGGGGGTACTCGCGGGCCACGGCCGACCAGTCGTAGCTGTTCACGGCACTGCCGTTCATGTAGATGCCGGGCGTGGAGCCGGTCATCCCCTTCACGGCATCGAGGAAGGTCTTCGCCCAGCCAGGCCCCTGCTCGACCGCGTTTGCCTCCCAATCTAACCAAAGGGTTGCCTTGCCGAGGTAGCCGCGCACGGCATCCACGAAGTAGCGTGCCTGCTCCTGAGCATCCCCAGGGCGGGCGAAGTGGTAGAAGCCGAGCCGCTTCGAGGCCCCGAGGGTGGAGTTGGCCTGCGACCCCATGTACGGGTTCACATAGTCATTGTCTTCAGTCGCTTTCACGATCACGAAGTCGGCCCACAGGGCGGCCACGTTCAGGCCAGACTGGTGGCTGGAGATGTCGATACCGTGCGCGTGCGCCGGGCCAGCAGGGGCGGCCGTAGACGCTGGTGCAGGCTTCGCCTGGGCGGCCTGCCCCTTACGGAACTCAGGCCACTGGCTGAGGAACTTCCCCTCATCGAAGCGGTGGCAGCTGGTCCACGCCCCAGACTGGGTGTGGGGGTGGCCGGAGTAGCGGACGGTGCGCGTCTCCTGGCCCGTGGAGTCGCCGAGGTAGCCGTCGATGCTCCCATCCTCAGCGATCCAGGCTTCGGAGACCAGGGGGTCTCCCCCATCCTCAACGGCGATGACCACGTGGCCCCGTCCACCCTCGTTCGCGGCAGAAAGGATCACGTCACCGACACGGAAGCCCCCGGCGGGAGTCAGGTCCGAGTCGTTCCACGGGACCTCATTGAAACCTCGAGCCTCCAGGCCAGGGCGCATATTGCCCGTCCAGTGGTCATTAATCTCGGGGAGGGCGGCGTGCCCCCAGCTGGCCCCGTAGGTGTCGTGGATGCCGTAGCAGATGGCTCCGCAGACGAGGCTGGAGCAGTCGGCGTTCTGGGGGGAGCTCACGTGGCCCTCCCAGTTGGCGTTGGCGTACCAGGTGCGACGATCGGGCTGCGAGTACCCGACGTTCTCCTGGTCGCAGATTCTGCGGGCGATACGCGCCGCCACAGACTGAACCGTCACTTACTCTCCTTCATCTTGTTCTCGAGGTCAATCACCCTCGCTTCGGCGATCACCGCGCGCTTCGTGAGCGCAGCAACCTCCAGTGTCAATGCGTCAATCACGGCGAGCGCGTCAACCTGGCTGGTCTGTGCTTCCATTGGTGTTGATCCAATCTTCTGGTTTAGGGGCAGGGCCATAGTACGTGCCGGGCAGAGTCATGTCATCCTCTGAGACCGGATCGTCCCCGCCGGGGGCTCCACCTCCGTTGAGGTCTGGTGGCAGACTCCATCGGGACGTCCTGGAGTGGTCCTGGAGTACCGGCTCGCCGTCTGCGTCCACGTCTCCAAAATCGACCATGCGGGCACCCTTGACCAGGACGTCCACGTCTGCGCCAGGATTGCCGGAGACGCGGACCACCCACTCGTCGGGATTGGACCTGTCCAGCGCCGCGGAGGCGGTGCCCGAGGCGAAGACGACCCAGGGGGCCTTGGGTGAGGCGATCCGAGGCACGTAGTCCGGCAGCGCCCACGAGGCGTGACCGCCCTCGTCGAGCGTGAGGTTCTCCCAGTACTCGATGCCGTCGTAGGGGGACTCGGTACAGGAGTGAGACAGCCACATGCCCCTCTCCTTGGTCAGCCTCGGGACCGGCATGATGAACTTCTTGTTGCCAGTCATCTGGATGCCGGAGTTATCCAGGTAGATGTGAGGGTTGAGTCTCCAAGCGACCTCCAATCCATTGGAGGTCGCCCACATTCCGGTGTTCTTGTTCCCCAGCGTGGCGAAGCTGAGGAAGTCCCGTCCCAAGCCTAAGTAGGCGAAGTTGTTGTCGTTTGTCTTCCGGTAGGAGATACCGGAATCGTTGAAGGTAAATGACGCGGCGTTGATTTTGGATGAGAAGCCGTACTTGCTGATAGCCAGCGACCCCCAGTTGCCATTAGGTCCGACAGTGATCGACACCTGCTGAGTGCCCAGAATGAGGGACGGCCTGGATTCGGCACCCTTCCTGGCGGCCGACTGAAGAGTGATCGAGGGCTCATTAGTATTGGCGTCCTTCTGAATGAAGAGTGCGCCATCCTCCCAGTCATCCTCCAGGGAGTTGAACGCCAGGCCGCAGCCGATCTTCGCCCCCGATCTGGCGGTGTCGGTGCCGGTCTGCGCCCACACGATGTCATTGAACCAGACCTTCGACCACGAGTCTTGGCGTCCGATACTGCCGCTGATGGTGACTTCACCCGTGCTGGCGTTAATGTCGAGCGACTTCCATCCAGCGGCGGAGTAGACGCGCATCCCAGAATTGTCGATCTTTAGGCCGCGATTGTTCTGGCGGCTGGTCTGAATGGATGCGCCCGTGATGACCTGGCCGTCAATGGCCCCTGCACGCAGATTGTCCGCAGTCACCGAGTTGGCGTCAAGCATCCCCGCCTTGATCTTCTCGAACTCGCCACTGCGGGCGTTAATGATGCGAGTCCACACATGCTTCGCCGTGAGGTCGACGAACGACGCGTTACCCGTGACGGTCAGCTGGTCTGTGGTGAGCTGTAGGAACTTGCCGATATCACCAGCGATCCGCCTAGCGGCGAGGTCATTGATGGCCGCGGAGCCAGCAGTCAGTCGCCCCACATCCAGGTTACTGATCTGCTCGCCGGAGACGCGGGCGCGTTCCCAGTCGGAGCCGTTCCACTTCCACTCCGCAACGATGTCTAGCGTGGAGGGGTCCTGTATGCGGGCCGTGTCGCCGTAGGTCTCCCCGGGGAAGTCGGGCTTGTCTGTGGAGTTGCCCTTCTGGTAGAAGACCTTCCCGAAGGTGGTGCGCATCCTGCGGATAGACGCTTCGATCGTGGACTGCGCCAATGAGGCGGCAGCCTTCTGGAAGGGGTTGTCGGACTCTACCCAATCCCAGCCCTTGTGGGAGTGGACGGTCGTGTTCCCGTCGGCGGAGCGGTCGTAGGCCGGGAACGTGGTCTCTGCGGGGAATGTGGCCGGACCGGGCCACTGGATGTACTCATCCTTAATTTCGGCCACAGTTCACCTCACTTCGCGCGGATAATCATGGAGGCGACGGAGCCGCGGGGGCGGATGGGGAATGGCTGGCCACCTCCGACGTTCTTTGCGTAGGGGCGACGATCGGCCACTGTTGAGCCTGTGGACATGGCGTAGGTGTAGCCATTACCGGAGGCGTCATTCCACCCAATGTCGGTATTCGCTTTACCGGCGCGCCAGTTTGAGTTCTGGTTGTTGGAGTCCACGATGTCGTGGCCGTGCGACGGCATCTCGTTCACGGTGAGCGTGTGGTGTGTCTCACCGACGGTCGAGCCAGTGACAAGCGCGTCAGTGCTCCCCTGACCATAGATGACCTTGCCCTTGAGGTCCGGGACGTTGAACGTGGTTGACCCATTACCGCTACCGGCGACGGTCCCAATCGTGTCGAATAGTGCCTTGTACTCGGTGCGGCTCACTTCCTGCCCGTAGCACAGTAGCCAGTTCTTCGGCGGCCGGGCCCCGTAGAAGGGGAGCACTGCCCCAATGGGGACAATCGCATCCACGATAGACAGGTAGGAGTCGTTGACGCTCTTGAGCGCCCCGCGAGCCACGCCCGCGGACTCAGACGCCCTCTCCGCCTCCAACTGCGCAGAGGTGATGCCATCCTCCATCTTCGTGAGCTTCTCCGCCGTAATGGGCGTGCGCCCATCGGGGCCATCCTTCCAAACGTTCCCCCAATATGGCATATCAGTCTCCCTTCTTCCTCAACGTGAACACGCGAGCATCCGGGGACACCCACTGCGACTTGTCGACCACGCCCTTGTCTGGCGGGTACGGTCCTGTCTCCACCAAGGATACCGCAACCTGTGTCATGGCCTCGGAGAGCTTCTGAGTCTCCTTCAGGGCCTCGGCGCGTGCGGCGCGCTGAAGTACGTCACTGGCTGCGATCTTCTCTTCGACCGATCGGACGATCGCGTTCGTGTCAATGGACTGCTCGAGAGTGACGGTCGCCTTGGGGCCCCACTCGGACTTGTTGCCTGCCCGGTCGTAGGCGCGCAGGCACACCTCGTAGTCCCTGATCTCCAGGCCCGCAATGGAGGTGCGCTGCATGGGGGTAATCATGTCCGCGAACTTCGCCGGAGGGCGCCCAGGGTGCTGCACAGATACCTCAACACCAGCGAAGTCGGCAGGCATGTTCTGCCCATTCTGGCCCGCGTAATCCCACCACACCTGGAGCACGCCGAGAGACTGTGACAGGACCGGGCGAGACGGAACCGGGGGCGGCTCCCGGTCAGACTCGGTAGTCAAGATCAGCGGCTGCGACCAGGCGCCCGTGGCGTTAGCGCTCTGAGCTCGCACCGAGAACCGGTACTCCGTCCCCGGGAGCAGGGGGCCCACGGTGGCCTTGGTGGCGTCCGCGCCGCGCACAACCATGGAGCCCGCAATGCTCGTCCCGAACATGGCCAACTGCCACGACACCTCATAGGAGACCACGTCGACAGCGTTGCCGAGGGTGTCGGTCTCTACGCGCCCCCACTGGAGGTCAACGAGGGCGCGCACCCACCCCTCTGAGTTGGTGACGGCGCGACTGGAGCCAGTGAGGCCCTGCGGCGGTAGCGGCCAGTACTTGCTCGTCGGCTGACTGGGGCGCACGCCACTACCCGAGGTGGAAGCGAGACCCACGATGCCCTTCGTGCGCTTCGTCAGGCGCCCCAAGAGGCTATCCAGGACTGTCCCGAAAGTCGTGTGGCCGACGACCATCCCGTTCTTCTGGGTGACGCTGATCTGAGCTACCTGGAGGCGCTCCATGCCCTCGGCGCGCTCCACCATGATCCAGTCGCCGAGCCGGTAGTCAACCCACGGGAGGAGGTGCACGTCATGGGCGGCCCACTCGCGCTTGATCTCCTCGCTGACGTGTGCGCCGGACTTGAGGGTGGCCTCGGCGACCAGGCGGGCCGTAGATTCAAGTTCCACGCCACCGGCCTCCACGACCTTCTCGACGCGGCGCATGCTGCGGGGAGCCAGGTCGTTGTGGATGAGCCAGGTCCTCCCGGCCTCGCCCTTCACAAGGACGTCGGTGCACATGTCCGCCCAGGTGGCTACCTCGGGTGCGCCAGTGAGGGTGGTTGCGAGGGGCCAGCGCGTCGATGAGGTGAGGTCCCTTGCCTGTGTGGTATCGGCGTTATAGAGCTTCAGGGTGCGGCCCTGCCACACCGTATCGATCATGCCGAGGTTACGGAGGGAGTCTACGATCTGCAGGAGGCTGATCGTGGGGTCGAAGTAGAGGGTGACGATCTTCGCCCAGTCCTGATTGGCGGAGTCCTTCACGGTGTTGGCGTCCAGGGTGAGGCCCGCGCCCCAGCCGCGCTTGACGGCGTTCTGCCAGACCGTCCCGATGATCGTTCCGGCGTTGCGGGACAGGAACTTGAACTTGCCGTCCTTGTCCTTCGACTCGACAGGGACGGACCAGACGAGAGCTTCCTTCAGGTAGTCGCTGACGTGGATGGCCTGCACCTTGCGGGAGTCGGTGCCGTCGGAGACAAGGTTGTGCTCAGTCTTCTGGGTGATGAACCGGGCGTCGGGCAGCTCCTCCCAGTCCGCGCCGTTGAAGGTGGCCTCCACAGCCACCTCGACCTCACGTTCGAGGACGCTACCCCGGATGGCGTTAGGGCCGGGGGCGTAGGACATGGACAGGGTGGGGGTCTTGCCCTTGGGGGTGGTGACCGTCATTTCCAGGATGTCGGGGACTACGCCGATCCTGGCGCCCTGCACCTCGTAGGCGACGGCGCGCAGCTGCATGCCGGGGAAGTAGTCGCGGCGCATCAGTAGGCCCTCCTCGCCTGGATAGCTCCCGTGGTCCCGGTGACCTGGAGGACGATCTTGCCCTCATGGTTGGGGGTGAGCTGGAGCCCCTCTGGAGACATGCTGATCTCAGCGGACGCATTAAACGCCCCCTGGAGCGGATACCAGCGCTCGGACACCTGTCTCCAGGCGGAGTACTTGCCGACATCAATGAGGAGCCTCTGGTCGGACTCCATGGTGCCCCGCCAGGTGAGGCTGGTGCCGGAGGTTACGTCCTTGATGGTGACCGTGTTGGCGGTCGGCTTGAGCCTCAGGACGGCATCGGAGATCGGGGCCGCACCCCCAGCGAGTCGAGACAGGTCATCCAGCTGGGTCTCGATGGTCGCGGTGTCACGCCAGACACCCTCAACGGCCTCAAAGATGACGGTGGTGTCGATGGCCCACTCCCCATACCGCCACGACGGCTGGGACACGCTCACGAGCCGCACGAGCGCCTCCCTGGGGCTAACGCCAGCCGGGTGGTGCTGGAGGGTGGCCAGCTTGTTTGAGGCCCGCAGGCGAGCCATGAGGGCCTGGAAGTTGCGGTCCAGGTCCGCCCGGTCCGCACCCTCCACCATAAACGCCACCGTCACCTTGAAGGTGTCGACCTTCAGGCCAGCTCCGTTGAGGATGCCACTACGGAATGGCACCTCCGTGGACTCCAGGCGCGGAGAAGGAACCGCGGGGAGGAGCGTACCCTCCATGACACGCCACTTCCCAGGCTGATCCAGGTCAACCCCATTCAGGGAGTACTCACTACTCATGCCACCATCCTAGATGCTCGACGCGAGACGGATGCCGTCAGCCACATCATCGCGGGTCTTTGAGTCGCGCTGCGCCTGCGGGTAGTTGTTCACGATCGTCACAGAGCCGCCCGGACGCTTCTCCTGGCCGGCCTGGAGGGTGGAGTTGGCGATCGCGTTAAGACGATCCTTGGAGGGCCTCGTCTTCTCGAACGAGGTAGACACGGACGCTGCAATATGCGGGGCCACGTCCTTCTGAAGGTCCTCCGTGAACCCCTGGAGGGACTTACGCACAGCCCCATACTGGGACTCGAGGCCATTGATGAATCCCTGCATGACCAGCTGACCCGCATCCTTCAGGATCACGCGGTCAACCGGGGCGGGGCCCTTCCATGAGGGCAGCATGTTAGTCAGGGACGACAGCTTGTTCTTCACTGAGGAGAACATGGAGTTGATACCATTGAGGAAGCCCTGAATGATGCTCTTACCAGCATTCCACAGCCATGACCCAGCACCGGCGAAGACGTTCCGGATACTGTTCGGGATATTGCGGACCGTGTTCAGCATGTTGTTGACCCAGCTGGACACGGTGCTCACGATCCCGCTCCACATGGAGGATGTGATGCCCCTGACGTATGACCAGCCGTCGCTGATAAGGCTCCTGACCCAGCTGATGGCACTGGAGACCGTAGAGGTGATCGAGTTCCACACGCCCTTGATGGTGTTCCACACGGAGCGCCAGGCCGTGGAGGCCATCGACATGATCTGGTTGCCGAAGATGCCGAACTGTCCCTTGATGAGGTTCCAGATGCCCTCACCGATCGTCTTGATGCCGTTCCAGGCCCCAGACCAGTCCCCCTTGATGACAGCCAGGACAGTCTGAATGACACCCTTGATGATCTGGATGGCGCCCGTCACCGTAGACATGATCCCATTCCATGATGCCATCACGAGAGGCATGAGCCACTGCATGACCTTCCCCACCAGCTGGATCGCCGGGATCAGAGCGGACGCCAGCTGCTGAACCAAGGCGACGATCGGGGGCAGAATCTGCGGAAGGTACTCGGAGATGATCGGGGCCAGCTGGGCGATGATCTCCGAGATCACCGGCACCAGCGCCTGGATCACCGGGAGTAGGGCGGCGCCTAGCTGCTCGATCACCGGGACGAGGATCGGCACCAGCTGCTGGAAGATCGGGGCCAACCCCTCAACCAGCTGCGCCACCAGGGGGGCGATAGCCTCAAGGAGAGTGCCAGCGACGGTGGCGATAGCGCCGAACGCCTCACCCAGGGACGGCATAGCCGGAGCGAGCGCCTGCACAGCCACGAGGAGGCTGTTGAAGAAGTTCGCCAACCCATCCTGGAAGGCGGGATTCTCGAGGGCCGTAGCGATACCGTTGAGGGCGGTGCGCAGCGTCTCCCCAATCAGGGGGAGGATGACACCCAGGGTGGGCTCGAGCGACACGAACGCCTGTCCCAGCCTGCCCACACCCTGGAACGCCGAGCTAGCGGCCCGCCCCATGGAGGAGAACAGGTCAGTGAGGGTCGCCTGGAACAAGGGGCCATTCACAGCCTTGTTCGCCTTGTCCAGTGCGTCCGCGATGGAGTCAATGGGTGCAGACCCGTTCGCCATGGCCGTGAACAGGCCACCAATGATGCCGCCCAGGTCGACAGTGATGTCCTTCAGGGTGCCGAACGCCTTGGCGGCGCGACGGATCGACGCCTCCATCTGCCCGGACGCGGCCGCCTTCGATGCCCACTGCTCGAACGAGGCGGCCAGATTATTGGCCCACTGGGCGATGCTCGGCAGGAACTTCGCACCCACCTCCCCCATGGTGAGGATACCGTTCGTGAACGACTTAGCTCCCGTGGAGCCGATCGCCAGGGCCTGAGACAGGTACATGAGGGACTCGTGGAACCCAGCGATGTGCCCGGTGGCGGCGCCAGCGATGGCAGCTGTCATGGCCCCCAGGTTGGAGGCGATCGACTGGAGCGCCGGAGACAGCTCCTGTAGAGCGATGTTAGCGAAGTCGCGGATCGGCTGCGCAGCCTGCTCCCAGTATGCGCCCGAGATTTGCTTCTGAAGGTTCGTGAACGCGGGACCAAGGTCCTCGAGGACCGTCTTCGCGTCCTTCAAAGCGGCGATCAGGACACCCGCCCCGGCTGCGGCAGCGCCGAAGATACCCGGGAGGGCTAGGAGCGCCGGAGTGGACTTAGCGATCCCCACGCTCAGGGAAGCGAACACGCCCAAGCCGGAGCCGATCGCCGACACGGCACTACCGATCAGCGTAGACACGGCACCCACCTTCACCGCAGCCGTATCCATGTTCTTCAGGAAATCATTCAGGTTCCGGCCGATCGACTCGAAGACGTTACCGCCTGCGAGAGCCTTCAGCTGGGCAGCTACTCGAGCCAGGGATGCCTTGCCGAGGCGCACGTTGATGTCTACCCAGCGAGGGTGGGTGAGGCGCCGAAGGTCGAAGCGGGCCTTTCCGTCATCCAGGTCGGCGTTGATGGTGGCCTTGCCGTCGAGCTTGTTCAGCTCGTGTTCGATCTTCTTCTTCTGCTCCTCGGAGAGCTTCGCGTGTACATCAACGTCGGCCTTAATGGATGCAATACGCGCCTTGAGGTCGTTCTCGGCGGAGGAGTCGAGCTTCACCCTCGCGGGAATGTCGGCCTTGAGCTTGTTCAGGCGGGCCTGGAACTGACGGAAGGATCGCTCGTTAATGGTGAGGCCAGCCTTGACGTCTCCGGTGACAGACTCCACGTCCCTCTTGAGTTTCGCCAGGTCGCCCGGGCGCACGGATAGGCTAACGGAGGTACGGATGTTGTCGAGGCGCTCCTGGAGCTTCTTCTTCTGCTCCTCCGAGAGGTTCGCGTTAACCTTCACCTCGGACTTGATTTGCTGAATCTTCTTCCGAAGAGCCTCCAGCTGACCCGACTTAAGGTCCACCTCAGCCTTGAAGCGGACGTCAGACTTCGCCGCCTCCTCGCGAGCCTTCTTGAGAGACTCCTTGTCGAGCTTCACCTCCGCATTAAAGGTGAGGTCAAGGTCCTTGACCTGCTTCTGGATTCGCTTCAGGTCGCGGCGAAGCTTCTTAGCGAAGTCAGAAAGGTCAGGGACGACCTTAACGGAAAGCTTACCAACTGTTCCTTTACCGGCCATCCCTAACCTTCCTCACCCCAGAGCAGCAAACAGGGCAGAAACCCCAGCCGTGTCACTCGATGATACCACCGACCCCGAATTACCCTTCGAGGGCCTCGGCATCATCTCCGAGTCCTTCAGTGACGCCTTATTGGTGGCGGACGCCTTAATCAGCAGCGCCAACCTATCCAGCGCCTCATTCAACCTCTCTGAGTCATGTGAGTAACCGAACCACTGATCTCCGCCCAGTTCGTTCGCCCTATACAGGCTCCAGGGCTCATGCGGTAGGCGCTCAAGAAGCTGGCTTACGAGAGACACCCGGTAATCGCCGTGGACGTCAATCCGGTACAGGGCCCAGAAGTCCGCCGCCGCGTCCGGATGCCTCTCGAAGAAGTCATCTAGTTCTTGGCGCCTGCGGCTTCCCCCGCGTAAGCCATAACCAGGTTGATGATGTCCTCCATGTTGGAGTCGTCATAGAACTTGTCCCAGGCGTCCAGGTCGTTGATGAATCCGCCATCCTCGAGGGCCTCCATGACGTCAGCGAGGACAGCCAGGAGGTTCACGCCATCCGTGTTGTCGCCCATGAACGGCTCCAGGACGGACGTGAGTCGCATCCGCTTAGATGGCCGCAGTGAATGCGGGGGAGCCAGCAGTTCATGCCCCGGGAGAGAGGAGAACGGGGGCAGCTTGTCGGCCTTCTTGGTAGCCATGAGAGATTCCTTCCAGTGGGGTGTTCGGGGTGTTGGAAGGGGCGCCGCCACACACCCCTATATGGCGGCGCCCCTAGTATATCGGCCGTCAGTTGACGGTGAACTGCTTGCCGTCGGAGGCGGCAATGTTGTTCGTGACGATCACGTTCTGGGCGCCCGTGTTCACGCCGCGAGGCACGTAGGTTGTGATCTGGGTGGCGGAGTCCTTCTCGAACGTGGCGACCACGTTGCCGAGCTTCACCTCTCGGACGCCATCGAAGTTGGCGCCAGCGATGACGACCTTCGCGCCGGCCGCACCGGAGGCGGGCGTCAGGGTGGCGATGGTCGGCTTGGCGGTGCCGATTCCGGTGACGGTGCGAGGCTCAAGCATCTGGACACGCGTCTTCCCTGAGTTGGGGGAGAGCAGGGTGCCAGCGATCTTGACCTCAGTGAAGTTATCCAGAGACAGGGAAGGCATGTTTCCTGCCAGGGAGACGCGCCGGAACAGGTAACCGGAGACGATACGCCCGTCCTCAACGACCACGAGGATGGCGCGCTCACTGGAAGCATCGAGCTCAATGTCCCAGGCCCGCTTCGTGGCGTCATAGGTGGAGCCGGGGAAGGCCACACGCATGACGTCCTCGCCGAGGTTGACGGCGTTGATGGTGACCTTGTTGGTGACGTCCTCGCGGGTGGAGCGCACACCCTGGCGGTCCCAGGTTCGCTTAGTGGAGGTGTCACCACCATCGGACTCGAACTCAATCAGGTTCTCCGAGGAGGTGTCACCGAGCCAGGTCCACCCGTTATCCTCCAGGGTGGTGCCGTCACCGAAGACATACCCATCCAGGTTGGGCGCCTCAGTGTCGCTGTTGGCGTAGTAGACGTGACCGCGGCCCGCGATCTGAATCTTGCTGTTTCCGAGGTTAGCCATCAGGCTCCCTTCCTGGCCGTCACCTGAAGGGACGAAACCATGTTGATGTAGTCGGCAGTTGAGCCCATGTCCGTTTCCGGCGTGGGCAGCTGGGTCCACTCGAGGTAAGTGACCCAGCCTTCGGAGGTCTCCATGCCTGACCTCCAAGCTTTCTCAATGGCCTGCACGAGCGCGTCAGAGGCGTCGGACACCTCATCCCCGTCAGGCCCGGTCATGTACAGGCGGGCCCTGATCTGGGTTGCCGCGAACGTCGGCCCCGACGAGTGAATGCGGGAGATGGTCATCTGGACGCGGCACACGAGCTCATTCATCGGGTCATCCACGTCACCGTGGGTGCGCCACACGATCCGGGAGAGGATCGGCCACTCAGCCGCGCTGGCGGCGGCGGCATCCTGGACGTACCGGTAGATGAACGGTAGGGGGGAAACGAATGCCACTAGAACCCCCCATGTGCGCTTACGACACTACGCATAATATAAGTGCCAGGAACCCACGTGCGATAGCGGGCTCCTTGGCGGCCAGAGCGGCGCCCCTGGGCATCCTGATACACATAGTGCCCGAACTCCAGGGCGGCGTCATGGTCAGTGGATGGGGAGATGGACCAGTCAACCTTCCCTTGCTTCAGACTGAAGGATGCAACCTGCTCTCCGGTCTGCATGTGCGCTGCAGCGGAAGCCTCAATCTCTGCGAACACCTTCGCCGCGGCGGCGGCGAACTCAGGCTGACGCGCCACCACGGCAGCAATGTCCTCATGAACACTCTCAGTGTCGTAAACCTCGATCATCGGGACTCCGTTCCGAGCGTGTCGCACCGCACCGACCAGTGGCGAGTCATCGGGGAGGCATCATAGGTGAGCGGCTCACCGGCCTGCTGGAACGTCTTCCCCACCAGCGACTCGGGGCCCTTGATGATCTTCACCCACGAGTGCGGGCCTCCCGGCCACTTCCTACCAGTGCCGAACACCTTCAGGGTAGTCTCGTCCGTGAGGTCGCCGCGAATGACGCGGTTCTCCGTGGCCTTCAGGGCGTTACCGGCGGACGGCTGCACAAGCACCTTGTCGATCACGAACGTCTCACCGCGCTCGAAACGACGACCCGTGCGCCCCTCCTTGACGACAGCGAGCGTCACCTCCACCACATGTGGCCCATTCTCCAGGTAGCGCCCACGACGGGGCCGGAACCCTACCACAGTGCCACCTCATCCTCGTCGTAGACGGGGTGGTCACCGGCGAAGTCGAGGGCAGACGGGCCGCGCAGATACGTCGGGTCCACCGTCAGGGGACCCTCCAGGGCGCCCAGGAGGCGCGTGCGCCGCGCATACCCGTCCATCTCAGCCCCGGCCACGCCCCAACCGGAGGTGCCAGACTGTAGGGCCTGCCAGTCACGATCGGTGATCTCCAGGATTCCGGACGCGACAGCCTGATTCACCGAGTACGTGTACGTACCCTCGGTCTCATACTTGTAGAGGCCGCCGCCAGGGGCCCTGAGGACACGGGAGACCGACTCAGCCTCCACCATCCGCATGATGACGGAGAAGCTGTAGTCAACGCGACACCGGTTCACAGCATCGGGCATGCGTGACAGGATAAGGGCCTCAGCCCTATCCAGAAGAGCCTGCACCCAGACCTTCTCATCATCCTCCAGGTACCGCATAAGCGACCCCTGAACATCATCCAGTGTTGCTACCGTCACTTCTCCACCTCCTCAGGAAACCAGGCCACGGGGTGGCCGCCCACCAAAACGCCGGCGGCCACCACCCGGGTCACTTGCTGGTGATCTTCACGAACGCGCGCGGGTCACGCAGAACCCAGCCGAACTGGGCCTCAGCGAGGATCGCACCCATGTTGCGGTCGAAGAGGTCAACACCACCGGCACGCTCGGTCGCCTTACGGTAGGTGATGGTCTCAACGAAGCCGAGACGCAGGGCGTCCTTGAAGTCGCCACCGATACCAAGAAGCTTCGCGGCCGGAACCTTAGCCTTCTCGTAGCCGGAGACGGCACGAGAGTAGGTAGCCGGGACACCCAGGACGGTACCGAACTTCGCGGTGATGTCGGGGGCCTGCTGGTAGAGCGGGCGACCCTGAGCATCCAGGGCGTTCACCAGGTTGCTGCGGAACTTCGGGGCCAGGAGGAAGTGGTCGAAACCGAACTCAGCCTCGTCAGTGTCATCCAGCACAACCTTGTCGTAGGCGGCGGACAGCTGCTTGGTGAAGTAGCCGGTAGCGGTGGAGGCCAGGTCCAGCTCCTGCACCTTCGTGGTGGAGGTCAGGGCCTCCTTCCCGGTGATAGTAGTACCGGTGTTCGCGTCGATGCCGTGGATGACGGCAGTGTCGATGGCGCGAGCAATGGCCTCACCGAGGGCGCGCTGGATACGAGAGTACTCGCCGAGCGGGTCAGCCTTGGCGGTCTCCTCCGAGTAGAGGATCATCACAGCGGCCTTGACGGGGGTGACGGTCTTGACCTTGCTGGACAGGGTAGCGACCGGCTTCAGGCCACCCTCCTGAACGATACCAGCGGTGGGCTGGCCAACCGGGATCGGAATGGCGGTACCGTTGATGGAGACCGGGACACTTCCAGCGAGGCCCTGAACGACGGACCCATTCATGGCGTTGTCCCAGATGCCCTTTACGACGGTCTTGGGAAACGCGGCCTCATTCCCGGCGTTAGCGCCGAGAATCTTGGATACTGTCTCGATCTTGGCTTCGTTGTCTGGGTTGTATGCGGGTGCAGGCATATGCCCTCCTTACTGGTCTGCGAGGCCGAAGAACCCGAGCGCCTCGCTCAGGCCGTCATCCTCGGTCTCAAGGTCTGCATCCACCGCAGGGTCGCGGGGGACTGAAGGCGCGGGCGTAGCGTCTGCCTGCTCGCGCAGCGTGGCGAGGGCGTCTACCTGCTCCTGCCACGAGTCTTTGTCGCCGGTGAGGAATGACGCGAAGCGGGCCGGAATGTTGGCCTTGGAGAGGAGGCCCTCCTTCTCGGATAGCTCGGCGGCGGCGCGCTCGGCGGCCTCCTTGGCTTCGAGCTTCTCGGTGAGGGCGGCCAGCTGGGCGCGCAGCTCACTCACCTCATCCGAATGAGTCTCCTCATCATCCTTCGGCGCTTCCTCCGCAGGAGCCTCCTCGTCCTTCGTAGGAGCCTCATTGGTGTCCTCCTCGGCGGGCTCGATGGGGTAGTCGGTGGTTGAGATGGGTCCGTCAGTCTCTTCAACGACGGAGGGCTCAGGCGCGGGGGTGTCGCTCATTTGCGCTCCTTCAGCTTCTCCCGGAAGTACTTGTCCATTGCGCGCCTAGCATCGACATCGCGAAGGCCTTGGTCACGCACAACCTCATTGTACACGCGTTCGAATCCGATCTGCTGCTCCTTCCCCTCCCAGTGCTTGGAAGTGAAAACGGGCACGATCGTACAAAAATCCGACTCGTGAAATCGGTCAACTCTAAGACCCGCAGACTCGGACGACTTATAGACCGGGCCGCGGGAGGCGAGCATTGCGCAGAAGCCGCAGGGGCCATTCTTGTTCGGGTGAGTGACGCGGGCGAAAGCGAATGGGCGAGCAATCAACTCACCACGGGAATTGCGCCGATACTTATCGGGCACGTCGGAGAAGACCTTCATGCTGCGGTGGCGATCCTTGACGAGCTCCTCCTCGTCGAGGGTGCGAACAGCTTCCTCCACCCTGTCAGCGACCTTCTCAAAAGCCTCCTCCAGGGTCATGTGCGGACGGCGGCGGGACTCAACCTTCTCGACATCCTCGACGATCGCCTTCTGTGCCGTCTCGGAGAACTCCTCAAGGTCCTTCGCCAGATCATCCAGGGCGCCCTCAATGAGCTCAATCGAGGACGGAGCGGTATCCACCGCGTCAGCCACGGTTCGGCGCGCAGCGGCCAGCACGTGGCCCTCCAGGGCGCGCTCCAGGCGCCTCATCCCCTCAGGAGACGACAACGCCCCCTGAGTGCCACGAATCGCGCGAGCGATCGTCTTCGGCGAGTACCCGGGCTGGGGAGGAATCCACGACTCGGGCGCCCCGGCCTTACGGGCCTGCCCCCGCAGGAACAGGGCAGCTGCAGCCCACGCCTGCTTCCGGGCCTGCCACATGAGCGGAGTCAGCAGGTCCCCCACATGCTCCACAGGGGGCGGCTCAGGGAGGCCGTCGAACGCCTTGAGCGCATCCTCGGCGCGCCTGCGGAACAGCATGACAATGCTGCGGAGGATGCCGTAGAACAGCGCCTCACTCACCCTCAGGGTCCCCCTCAGCGTCCTCGGGCGCCTCGGGAGCCTCAGGCATGTCCAAGCCCGCGTCGGCATCCATCTTGTCTCCACGAGCCTTCTCGCGCCGCAGCTGTTCAGGGGTGAGGTGCAGGAACTCGCGCGCCGTCTCATCGCCGATGATTCCTTGGCTATGTGCCTGGAGGGCGTTCGCCATCTGCGCCGACGTGGAGGGTGCGGCCGCGTCACGCCACGTAACCTCAAGAGCCTCCAGCCCCTCCAGTGACATGCCGTTCGCCTGGGCAACAATCCGGCCAACCCGCTCGAGGGCGTCGCTGAACTGGCGCTGCTTGTTCTCTGCCCGGGCGATCAGACGGTCCTTCGCCACGCGCAGAGCCTCAGCGGACGTCGGGTTGTTGTCTGAGGAGACACCCATCATCGACGGGGGGATGCCGGTCATGGCGGACAACTGGAGCGCATAGGAGCGGTACGTGTTGATAAACGGGTCCAGCGCCATACCAGTCAGCTGCTTCACGTCACCGCCGGAGGGAATGGCGATCAGGTTCCCCATGTACGCCTGCATCTTGTCGGGATGCTGCGCCAGCATCTCCGCAGCCCCGTCACCCACGACGGCGCGCATCGGGGAGGAGGCCACCTCCTGTGCCACCTGAAGGTTCGTCAGTGTCCTAGAAGCGGCATCAATGACGGAGGTGAGCTCGCGCAGGTCAGAGCGCCCATACTTGTCGGACAGGCGAGCACGGTTGAACATGGGGACGATGGACGCCCCCCACTGGTCCTGGCGCCCCTGGCCGGCACTCTTCCAGTCGTACTTACCCTTCACGTAGAACTCCACGCCATCGGGCGCGTAGTAGGTGGCCCCCACATTCCCATCGTCACGGCGGTAGAGGACGATACCCTCCACAACCTCACCACGGAAGTTGATGCGAACACGAGCATGCTTCGCATCCACCGCACGAATAGACGCGAACTCGTGCTCATCATCCGGTGGGGCAATCACCCAGTAGGCGGCGCCAGCGCTAATGGCCTCGGCGGCAGCAAGGTTGAACTGGGAATCCATGTCGTTCGCCTGCCACGTCTTCCGCAACAGGTCAACCACGCCCATCTTATCGTCATCCGCGACACGATACCCATCCGGGATAAGAATCTCAGTGAGGACATCCACGGCCATCTTGGCGAACGGAGCCTGAATCTCCAGGACCCGGGCCTTCGCGGGCAGGCTGATACCCACCGCATCGAGGCGCCGTTTCCCCTCGTAGTAGCCCTCGTAGGTGATGGGGCGGTAGGCGCCGGACGCGAACTTAGAGATCATCTTCTGGAAGCTCACATGAGCACCTTCCACTCGCCTCGCGGAGCAGTCAGGTCCGCCCACTCCTTCGAGTTCTTCACATGCCTATACAGCATTCTAGCGCCGATCATGCACACGGCGAGGTCGATCTTCTTCGACGACTTAGGGGACTCCTTCTTCACCGACCAGCGCCCCTTGAACTCATTCACGCGACAGTTCGACACATGCTCACCCAGCGCCGAGTCCCCATCATGAGTGAACGTCTGCTGCTGAATCTCCGTGAACGCCGTCTCCGCAGCCTCCGCGAACTGGTACGCATGCGACCGCATATCCCAGGCGATCGGCGAAGCAGACATGCCGCCACGCACCGCAGGGACGATCAGTCGGTCACCGAAGTCCTCAGGCCACGCCGTGCGCGTGAACGACTCCCACTCGCGCACGTCAGCCCAGAACGCGACCACGTTGTAGGTGTCGAACGCCTTCCGCACACCAGCATCCACGGCAGCTACATTCACCACGCCAAGGGGCTTCTCGGGCTTCCAGTGCCCGATCTTGAAGACGTGCCCATCCTCCATGCAGCACCCCACGAGGGCGGTGTGGTCGTTGGACTTGGAGCCGTCAAAGAACATGACGATCCGCTCCCCCGGCTCCACCTTCCGGTCCGGCTTGCGCAGCTGCGTCCACTCCTCCAAGGTGATCCATGACGCCTCAGCAGCGTTCGGACGGTTCAGGAAGAAGCGAATCGACCTCGACTCAGGATACTCGGGGGACCAAATCTGCTCCTTAATGGACTCCAGATTCACCCACGGACAATCCTCATACACGTACTCCAGGGCCTCCGTAAGCCCAACCTGACCCTCCTCCTGCTCGTCCGTCAGGACCGTATTCGGGGGAGCGACTCTAGCGTCATAGAGAATCTTCGTCTTACCACGCGTAAGACCATCCTCCTGATCGCACCACGCCTCGAAGATCGCCTCAGCTGACGACTGCTCACCCGGCACCCACGCGTTACAGGTACCCATGAACCGGCCACCCATCTTCGCCGCGTTCTGCTGGATCGTCTGCAACATGG